TCGGTGCCTGGTATCCATCGAGATAGGCCACTGCGATCGGCGGCAGGTCGGAGCTGACCAGATACCATGCGGTATCCGACCCACCCGCGGCGACACCGAGATGCGGCGCCACCGTGGCATTCAGGGTGGATTTGAACGGGTTGGCATCCGAGTCCTTCGTCGGCACGGTTGCCCCGACAAACTGCATTGCCACGGTTTCCAGCGCCGGGGGTACAATCAGCGTATTGGGCTCGATCTGCAGGAAGTCGTCCTTATCCTTCGAGCCAAACGCCTGCTGCTCCCACATCGCCTTCCGGCCAGCACCGACGGTCGCGACCGCGAGCGCCCCGCCAGAAGCTGCAAGGTTCTTGTGGGTGGAATGGAACAGAGCCACACTGTCCGACTTCAACGCCGGATTGGTGCGGATGATGCCCCAGACCATGCTGGCCTCCATCACGCGGGCCGCCATCGCGAACTCACGCGGGATCCGCTCGAAGGCTCCCATGTTGTCGTTGATGATCGCCTCGAAGGTCAGCTTGATAGTGCGACCGCGGCGCTCCACCTTCAGACCCTCGGCCTCGTCGGCCAGAACAGCGTGGGTGTATTCGCCGTTCTCCTCGACCTTCTTCAGCTGGAAGTCGCCGCCGAAGCGGACCGCGTGGATCTCGCGGAAGTCGGCTGCATTGGTCGGGGTTCCAGTCACCACCTGCCAGTTCGGCGCGCGGCGCTCATACTCGCCCAGAAGGGTCCGGTTCATCACCTCGGTGGTGATGTAGCTGAAGTCCGAAACACCATGCGCACCACCCATCATGGTAGTGGCCATCATGCCTTTGCGCACGGCATCGGCCTCGTTGAACGAGCGGCCGGGACCGGCCAGGTGCATCGCCAGGGACTTCAGGCGCATGCCCTTGAAGTCCGACGCCGGACCGTCGCGCTTGCCCATCAATGCGCCGATCATGCCCTCGGTCTTGGTCTCGGTCTCGTCGCGAGTGATCGTGGCGCTGCTTTTCGGTTCCGAGGCAACGGGCTCGGCCGCAGCCAGCGTCGCCATCAGCCGCGAACCTGCGGACTCGAGCGACGTGCCATCCTCGACAAGGGCGTTGACGTGCTCCTCGGTGATGCGGCCATCCACCATGAAGGGTGCCGCCATTTCGCGGATGCCTTTGATCCGCTTGCGCTCGTTGCGCGTGGCCTCGTCGGCCGACATCGTCGGCTCCAGAACCGGCGCGGCAGCGACGGCTGCGGGGGTGACCGGCGGTGTTGCTGCCGGCGTGTTTTCTTTGGTCATGACGACCTCCTGTATTGCGGCCTCTTCGGCCTTGTGATGACCGCCGACAGCGGCCGTAGCAGGCGGGACATTCTCCCCGCCCGATTTCTTCTTCCGGTTGGCGTCCTTCAGCATCTGAAGGGACGCGGCATGGCGCACCATTCCGGCCGCGATGACCTCTGCCGGGAGTTTCATCTCCAACTCGTCCGGATCTTCTTCGCCGGTGATGCGATCGGCAAAACCAGCTGCGATCGCGGCAGCCGGACCCATCCAGACCTCCTCCTGCATCATCGTCCGGATTTCTTCGGTCGATTTGCCGGACCGGCGCGCGTAGACATCGGCATAGGTGTCGGCCAGGATGTCGAGGATCTCCGCATTCTTTCGGTGATCGGCGGCCGTGCCAAAGGTGATGGCAGACGGATCGTGAATCATCATGATCGATCCCTCCGACATTTCGATTGCATCGGCACCCATGATCATCAAAGAGGCCGCCGACGCGGCATCGCCTGCGACCTTGACTGTGATCTTGGCTTTCCACTCGGCGAGCATCGCCCGGATCGCCTCGCCCTCAGACGGGGATCCGCCGGGCGAATTCACCCGAACCACGACATCGCCGTCGAGCATGGCCAATCCATCCCGCACCAGCGACGCGGTGATGATGCCGCTGTCGAACCATTCCTCTTCGCCGGACGGAAGGATCGTGCCCTCAAGCACCAGCTCGCCGTTGTGAATCAGGTCACTGCCCCTCATTGATCAACTCCTCTGGATCAGTCTGCTGTTGCTCCGCCGGTTTCGGCGGCGCGTTATCCGCTGCGGGCGGTGCGGGGTTTTCCAGCGCCGCCGCAGCCGCGTCTTCCAGCCTTTCCGCGCGGATCGTTTCGGGATCGTATCCAAGGCGGCGCTGCTCGCGCTGACGACTGGTCAGACCGCCGTCGATTGCCTTCAGGATTGCCGGAACCTCTTTGGTCGGGTCGATGAGAGCGCGCCGCGGCGCTGTCCACTGGATGGTGTAGTCTTCGCAGCGCGACACGAGGCGCGCGAAATCGCGGAACCACGCGCTTACACCTTCGCAGAACTGATCGATGATAATCTGCTGCTGCCAGGTCTCGACCAGCTTGTCCATTTCCATTCGACCCATCCGGCCGCTGGAAAAGTTTACGCCCTCGAGATCTCCGGACGCGGCCTCATAGGTGATGCCGATCGCCATCGCGACGGCCCGCAGGCCCTGCTTCATGAACAGATCGTATCCGCTGACCTCTGGCGGTTGTGTCGGAACCATTTTCTGCCCCGGGGTCAGACCGATCAGAGCGCCAGGCGCAACCTCGTCTATGCCCTTGCCGTCGAACTTCTCTCCGTCCGGTTCGGACTCGACAAAGAAGGCCATGAGCGCAGCCATTCTTTGCTTGAGGATCTGCGCCTCCTGATAGTCGCTGAGCTCTCCAAGGGTCATCATGGCCGGTGCAAGCCATGGTACGCCCCGGGTCTGGCCGGGCCGATCTGTCCGGCGGATATGAAGAACTTGCGCGGCCGGGACCCGCACTGAAGTGAGCTTGCGCTTTGACCAGCGTGCAATGTCGCCCGGGTGCTGATCGAACATGTGATAGGCCACGACGGTATCGATCGGGCTGTATTCGATCCCTTCGCGGACTTCGTTCGCGCCATGCGAGGTCATGGTCTGGTCGAGGTGATCGACCTCCATCACCTGTATCCGGAACGGCAGCACCAGGCCGCGGGCAAAAACTCCCGATTTCGGTCGCTGCCGGACGAGCACCTCACCATCCGAGAACACCGCATTCATCACCTGCCGCTGCAGGGCAGCCATGTTGCTGACCCCGTAGGCGTCGATCGAAGTGCTCAGCATGTGCCTCTTGATCAGATCGCCGACTTCCTTCTTCACCGCCTCATCCGTGCAGTCGACGGACGGGGTGATGCCCGCGCCGACGACATTTCCCGTCACAACCATCTGTGCCCGCGCCGCATAGGGTCGGTTGCGGATCATGTCGCGCGACAGATTGCGCAACTGGCCACGCGTTCCGAAGGCCGCGGCATCTGCCGCCGTCGCTGGCGATTTCCAGTTATAGGTCCGCCGACCCTTGGAAGCCGCGTCGTAATTCATGATGACCGAGGCCCTGGCGCGTGCCCGAACCCGCGCCAGGCCGCGCTGCGGCGATACGGCCATCACGGCCCTGTCGAGAAAGTTCATGATCATAGGCCCCGCGACGTCTTCGGATAGACGATGGTCGGGCTCGAGGGTGAGGTGCCGTTGACCTCCGCCTCCATCATCGCCAGCGTCTTTCGCATTTCCGACAGCGAGCCGTATGTCACCTTCTCACCGTTCAGTTCGAGAGAACGGGCGCCGCGGCCGATGGCCTGCTTCAGCTTGTCGATATCGGTCTGTGTCCAAGCCAATGACCTATCCTCTGTTCAGATAATTGATGCGCTTGGGCAGCGCTTTCGGTTTTGCGGGCTGCGCCTCGGCCGGGGTTTCGCCCCGATCGTTCGACACGACATGAAACGGATTCTCCGGTCCGCCCCGCGCCCAGCTCGGCGGGGCCTCCCAGTTGATCTTCTCGCCCTTCAGGTAGATGTGCACGGCGCGGGCCTGCACCAGATGGTCCAGGCTTTCATTCCGCACCATGCCGGGGCGCTTGGCCCATCCTTTCGGGCCGCGGCGCTCTGCCGTGAACTCGTTCAGATGCGCCTCTTCCATCCATTCCGGGATGCCGCAGTAATTCTGCCCGACCTCTTCCAGGCGCAGCGAGGCCGAGACCGCATCCTTGATCCGGTCGGTCGCAATATTCATGATCTGGATGTCCGTGGCCGCGCAGCGCCCCCGCGCCCCGCCGCTCATCCGCTCCGGCGCCTTCAGCCAGACCCGATCGGTATGCTGGCCCCCGGACCCCCGCGTCAGGAACCATCTCTTGCCCTCACCCGCCTTCCGGCGACCGCGATAAAACCGATAGGCATTCTCGGTGGTGGCTCCCCCACCCTGCATGTCGACGGTCAGGGCCATCGGCAACAGCCCGTAGCCCTCTCCCTCGACCGGCCAGACCCGGTTTGCCAGCGAATTCAGGACAGCCCAGTCTTCCGCGATATCGAAGGGCTTCAGCGCGCGGGTATCCTCGCCCGCCTCGAAGCCCGGCGGCACGGTCAGGTCGAACCGGTCGATCGGCTGGTGGCGGCCATGCGGCCCCCATGCCGTGACGCCGACCGAAAAGTGGGTGCCCTGCGTGTCGATCGAGACCGTCAGGTAGCGCGCCCAGGACGGCGCGATGCCCTTTTGTATCCGCGTTCCAGCAGCCTTGTCCCGCAGGCCTTCGATCGTGACTTCGTTCTCGGCACTGGCGGCGCGCGGCAGATAGGGCTGCGCCTGACCGGTGTTCATCGCGGCTTTCAGCGCCTCTTCATCCCCTGTCGCGTCGAAGGCGGCGAGAGCCTTCTCATATTGTTGCACCAGTTCGGACCACGACGAAAACGAGGCTGCGGCACCGTCAAGCCAGTAGCTCAGCATGTCGGTTCGGCGGACATCGCCACTCTCAAGGGGCGCCAAACGTCCGTCGGATGTCTCGTGCAGCCAACGCCCCGCATCGTTCAGCTCGCGCTTCAGATGGTGACCGATCAGCGCTCCGCAATGTGGACACTGCATTTCTGCCGCCTCGCCCGCATCTGCCGGGTCGGCGGATGCGGGATACCGCAGCATCTTGAAAGCCGGTTCGAACTCATCCTCGCAGTGTGGGCACTGCCAGTACCAGCGGGCGCGCGTGCCAGCGGGATAGAGCGCCAGAACCCCGTATTTGACCGGCGGGGAGCTGTGCGGCGTCGTCTTTTTCCAGGCCTCGTTTTTCAGCGGCGCGCCAGGACTTCCTTCGACCACAACCATGCCGCGCGACAGGAATGTCCGGGTCCGGGCACGCATCAGCGTGTAAGGATCACCCTCACCATCTACGCTCTCCGGAAATCTGTCGTAATCCGTTCCCAGCACCAGCCGGATCGTCGCCGAGCTCAGCTTCGTGATCGTCGGCCAGTCGATCGAGAGCTGTGTGCCACCGACGAACAGCTTCTGAAAGAGGTTGTCCGATCCCCTTCCCTTCGCCATTCGCGCCCGGATCGCCGGGCTGTTGCGGATCATCGGCGAAAGTTTGTTGCGCTCAAACTCGGCGGCCGCATCTCGCGTCATCTGGAACAGCGCCACCCGCGCCGGATCGCTCATTACCGTATGCGCGATGGCATTTCCCAGCATCTGAGTCTTACCAGACTGCGACGGCCCGCAGAACACCAGGCCACGATAGGCCCTGGACGCGATCATGTCGGTCGGCTCGACCATGTAGGGCGTGACGTCACGCCGGAACGGCTGCCACTGCCC